TCGCGGTGGTGTTGGTCTTCAGCCCTTGGATGTAGGCGTCAGCGCCGTCCTGGAACGACTTCTGCCCGGCCTCCCAGGACTTCTCCCACTTGTCGAAGCCTTCGGCGACTCCACCGAGGCCTGGTATCCAGTGCAGGACGGCACCGAGGGCTTGCATCAGCTTGACGAGACCTTGACTGATCCACTTGCCCATCTCGGTGAAACCCGCCGCGACGGCCCGGAACATGATTGCCAGGCCCCCGAAGACCGCCTTGAAAACCGGCGTCAGTGCCTTCAGGTGGGCGGCAATGAGCAGAGCCACGACCTTGATAACAACCAGCAGACCTTCCACCAGCGGCTTCACGGCCTCAACCGCGGCACCGACCGCATCGATCACCGCATCGAACGCAGGCTTCAGGGCGTCGTAAAGGATCTTGCCGATTTCGACGAAGGCGAGGCCGACCTCATTGATCAGGTCGCGGAACGGCTTCACTGTGGCGTACAGGGTGGCGAACAGGCCGATGATCCCGGTCAGCTTGGCGCCGATGCCGACGATCGCGCCGAGAGCTTCCCCGCCACCGAGCTTGCCCACCATGCCGGCGATGCCACCAGCGGCGGCCTTCTTCTCCACCGCACCGGCGACAGCGCCGCCGGCTTTAGGCGCGACGAAAGCGCCGAGCGCTTCGGTGGCCAAGCCACCTGCTACCCCTGTCGCCGCCTCAGCAGCCGGCTTGGTGACCGCAGCCTTGGCAGTCTTACCCAACGCCCCGGTTGTGGCGAGCTTCCCGATCCCTTCCACGGCACCGCCGGCAGTGGCGATCAGGCCCGTGCCGACCTTGAACACCGTGAAGGCGGCGGCGATTTCGGCGATGCCTTTGGCGATCCGGGCGTAGTTGAGGTGCGCGAAGAACTCGAAGATCTGCTGCAGTTTCTTCTGACCGGCATCCGATGCCGCCCAGTCCCGGATGGACTCGGTGAACATCAGCAGCCGGTCGGTGAGTGTCTGCCCGCTCGGAAGCGCCGCTGAGAAGATCTTGAACAGTGCGTCACCGAGGGTGGTAGCGATCTTCCACCACTTGGCCAGCTCATCACCGGCGCCCTTGAAGAACGCGATGAGCTTCTGGTCGCTGAACTTGTCGATGAACGTGGCGAACCGGTTGGCCAGCGATTCGATGTAGGCACCGAAGCGGGCGACGAGGGGTGAGGCGGCGGCGAAGATGCGGGTCAGCGGCTCCAGCATTATGAGCGCGGCCCGGCTCAGCGACTCGAAGGCTTTCTGGTTGTTGGCCAGGATCGTCTTCAGCGCACCCTTGAACAGCGGCGTGTCGAAGAACGCCCCCGCCTGTGCTGCGGTCTTACTGATTGTCCGACCCATGTCAAGGATGGACTTGCTGAGCATGGCAATGACCGAGGTGCCGGTCGTGCCCTTGTCTTCCAGTGCGCTGAGCAGGTACGTGAACCCCGGCAGGGTGGCCTGTTCGACGGAGCGGCGGAACACCTCGAAACCTTGCCGCAGGTACACCAACTGCCCGAACAGGGTCCGGGCGGCGGGGCTCATCCTCGCCAGGCGATCCTGCAGTTCTTTGATCGCCGCCGCGGAGCCTTTCGTTATCTGATCGATCAGGCCGAGGGACTTGGCGACACCACTGAAGGCGATGCCCACGGCACCGAAGGCGGTGGCGGCCCCCAGTGCTGCGGGTGCGAGCGCGACAAAGCTGGTGGCCGCGTATGCCGCCGATGATGCGATAGCTACCAGCGCCGGGGTGAGGGCGACCAGTGCACCGACGAGGATGGTGAACGGTTTGACACCACGGCGGCCCAGGTCAACGAACCCGCTACCGACGGCGGACATATCCTCGAACGCTTTGCCGCTGGCCCTGCTGGCCTTTTCAGCTTCCCTGGCGGTCTGCTTCATTGCCCTGGTGGCCTTGGCTTCGTCTGAGATCGCCTTGGCCTTGAATGCCGACGCGGCCCGGCCCAGGATCTGGGTCATGGTCAGTTCGTGCTTGAGCGCGTCGATGCTGCCGGCGCGTAGGGTGGCCTGCCGCTGCGCCGCCCGACGGTAGACGGCGTCGTTGTCCATCAGGCCTTGCTTGAGTTCTTTCAGCACACTGCGTTCGAGCCCGAAGCCCCGCTGCAGGTTCTTGATCTTGTCGTTGAGATCCTGCGCCGCCTTGCCGTGGTTGCGTTGTGCGGCTTCGGCTTCCTTGCTGGCCTTGACGACAGCGGCGAGCGAAGCGAGCGCCGCCTTGTCGCCGGTCATGTTGAAGCGGATCTCAACGTTAATGTGCTTCGGCGTGATCTCACGGATCTTGCGCGAATACTCGGCGAGGAACTCTTTGAAGTCGGCGTGGACCTCAACGTCGATCTTCTTGGGCTGCGCCTTCTCGATCCCAGCGTGCATCTTCTCGTTGAAGCCGAAGAAGGATGGGGAGACGCGGATGACCAGTTCTTCGATGCGGTTTTCGTCGGCCATCGTCGCCTCACCCCATCTCGACTTCCCCGGCCTCGAACGCTGTCGCTAGCTGACTGGCGGCGCGTTCGACGACGAGCTGCCAGTTCTCTTCGACTTCGCAGGCGGCTTCGATCTGCGTACGCGACTCTTCGATCGCTTCGCCTTCTTTGGTGAACTTGGTGCGGGCGTACAAGTCGATGCGCGCCGCGCGGGTCTCGGCGACCATCGCCTCATACAGCAGGCTGTAGAACAGTCCGATGTCTAGCTTGCTTGGTTCTTTGACACCGGATTGAACGAAAGCACGTTTTGCTGCGTCGGGGTGGATGATGCACCAGGACTCGACGACTCTTCTTGCGTGAGTAGTTTTCCCGTGTAGTGCTCAATGACCCAGCCGACGAGGGCGTGGACCTGATCGATGGTGATGACGTTGTCTTCGTCCACATCGTCTTCGCCGTCCTGTGGCGTCCCGAACAGACACATGAACCGTTCCCGGTCTTCGGGGACGACGACATACTCCATGAACCTGGCGGTCGCATCGATGGTCTGCTCAGCGGTTTCGAGGTCCTGCACGCTGGCGAGCATCTTGGCGAAGCTGCGTGCATGGATTCGGGCGCGGATGGTGAACTCTTGCCCACCGAGCTGGAACGGTTCCCGCTTGCGGCCTCGCAGAAGTTCGTCGAAGTTCTTCATGTACCCCGTTTTCCTCTCAGGTTGGGTTCAGCTCCGCCGCACCCATGATCTTGAACAGCTTGGCGCCGATGTTGGTCGGATCGGACGGCTTCTCCAGTTGGAAGTTGGCGGTCAACGTCTGCTTCTCGACGCCCTTGCGGTTGGCCATGCCGATGCTTCCGCCCTGCAGGCACTGGCGGAAAACAAAGCGCAAGTCGTTGTCGGTCACATCCGGCATCGCATCCCAGCCGAGCATGATGCGCTGTTCCTTGCCGAGGTCTGGGGGTTCCAGGGACCAGGCAGCGCCGTCGCCAGCGATGATGCCGCCGTTGAATACCGTGCGCAGGTTCTTCAGCGTGACTTCAGCCAGCGCAACTTCGATGGTGGCGTTGCGGCCGGTGGTTACCCGCGCGAACACGTCGAGTTCTTCGGCGACCTCCACGTTTTCTAACGTAATCTCATAATTGATCGTGGAACCTTCCGATGTGTATCCCAGCGGAATCCAGCCGACTCCCCAGGCGGCGGTTTCGTCGGCGGGCTCGGTGGTTCCCAGGGGTGCAGCGAACAGCTTGCCCGGCATCCCGAACCTGACCGCCGGGGCGTAGAAATCAGTAGCCATGTTGGTGTGACCTCTCTAGACGGCGACGGCCACCATGAGCGCATCGACGATGTATCGGGGTGTGTCGGAAGCTGGGTCTGGTAGCCAGTGCCAGCCGATTACTTCGCCGACCAGCAGCAGCCCGGTGAACGTTTTGTAGCCGCCCGTTTGGGACAGGTTTTCGATTTCGGTGATCACGGCAGCCGACAGCGCGTAGCAGTCGGGGCGGTTGGTGTGCCAGCAGTCCCAGGACATGCGGGACCGGTCCGCTGGTAGGTCTTCGTTGCGCATGGGGGCGCCGCCGACGCGCTGGCCGATGACAGAGGGCACCGGTGACGACGCGGGCATCGACTGGAAGATGTTGGTGGTGAGCGCGCCGACGGGACCGGCCCTAAGCCAGTCGCGGCACATCAGCTCTATGTCGACATAGGTTTTGGCGATCATATGTGCACCGCCCGCACCGCCTCGATCGACGGACGCACATGCGGCTGCTTCTTGCTGCGCCTGGTGCCGAACTCGACGTACTTCCAGTACATGGCGCTGCTGGTGATGACCGCACCTTCGGGTGTCGGCTTGGCCTCATACGAGTCGCGCAGGTCTCCGGTGCGAACCGGCGCGTGGATGCGGATGCCTCGAACGATCTCCTGCGCGATCAGCAGGCACTCCCGGTGAGCGATCGGCAGGATCAGGTTTCGGACGAAGTTGGTGTTCTTGCGCACCATGTCACACCAGCCCTTCGACGCGTTGCAGTTCGCCTTCCAGGTGGCCGTAGCCGGCGGGGAAGGCACCGATGCCGCGCTGGGGATCACCGACTTTGGCGATCCACTCCACCTGATAGGTCCAGCCGTCGAGTGGGTC